CGTCGACGACTTCGAAGAGGCTGAGTCCGAAGTCGGCTCGATCCTGAACCAGACGCAAGCCGGCCTGCTGATGCGCGGCGCCGACGATCCTGCTGTGCTCGTCTATGCGCTGTCGAAGTCACCCGCTCGCCTGATCGAGTTGTCGAAGATCGCCGATCCAGTCAAGTTCACTGTTGCAATCGCCAAATTGGAGATTTCCTTGGCTACGAAGAAAACCACCCGGCCGGCGCCGGAAGCGCGCGTTACGGCAGAGCGGGGCGCTACAGGCTTCAATGCGTCCAGTTCGACGCTTCAAAAGCTGCGCGATGAAGCAGAGCGAACCGGCGATTACTCGAAAGTCGCCGCCTACAAGCGTCAGATTGCGCAGAAATGATCCAGTAGTTGCTTCATATTACGCAAAGTAGTAAGATGCACAAAAGCTAAATTTCGCCTGCGTGAGACATTCCGCGCAGGCGAGATCAGCAAGTCTCAACGTATCTCAGCCCCATCGGCGCCTTGAGCGTTAGTCCTAGCTGGATGCGAAATCTTGTGGCGATCCCGCCATTCTTTTTCGTTGTTTTATTTAGGATTACACATCATGGCTCAACCGCCCGTCGCTCCCTTCCTTTCGACCGCGAACGCGTTCTCGAAAGAAGAACGCATTGCGTTCGAAAACCTGCTCGAAGGCTTCAATGACCAACTGGTCATGTCGAAAGCCGTTACCGTGTTCAACAACGATCAGACCGCAATGGCTCGCCAAGGCGACGTCATCCGCCGTCCGATGCCCTACATCGCGCGTTCGTTCTCGGGTCTCGATCAGACCGCCAACTTCGTCGGCAAGACGCAGTTGACGATCCCGGCCGCGATCGACACGATCCGTTCGTCGCCGTGGCTGATGGACGCAACCGAACTGCGCGACGCGCTGCAAGAGAACCGCCTCGGCGCCGCTGCCAAGCAAAAGATCGCGTCGGACATCAACGTCGACGTCGTGAACGCTGTGTCGACCCTCGGCTCGCTCGTCGTGAAGCGTACCGTCGCTGCAACCGGCTTCGACGATCTGGCACAAGCTGATTCGCTGATGAACGAAAGCGGCATCGACTACGACGGCCGTTATTCGGTGTTCGGTTCGCGTGACTACAACGCAATGGCCGGCAACCTCGCCAGCCGCGCGTACCTGGTCGAAGGCCAGAAGGCTGCGAACGCCTACGAAATGGCAACGGTCGGCCGCCAAGTGGCAGGCTTCGAGCGCGTTCTGAAGGCTGACTACCTTGCGCGTCTGACGGCTGCTGCTGGCGTAACGGTCACGGTCAACGGTGCGAACCAGTTCACGACTCCGAAGGCACTGAGCGCATCGCCGAGCGGCCCGCTTCAGTCGAACGTGGACAACCGCCTGCAAGCGCTGGCGATCACCGTCACGTCTGGCACGGTCAAGGTCGGCGACGCATTCACCATCGCTGGCGTGAACAACGTTCATCCGATCACGAAGATCGATACGGGACAGCTCAAGACGTTCCGCGTCGTCGGCATCGTTTCGGGCGCGGGCGGTACGGGTACGGTCACGATTGCGCCTGCGATCATCAGCGGCCAGGGCGCGACCGACGCGGAACTCGCGTACAAGAACTGCACCGCAACGCCGGCATCGGGCGCAGCGATCACCTGGCTCAACACCGTTTCGACGGGCGTGAACTGCTTCTGGAAGAAGGAAGCGGTCGAAATCCTGCCGGGCCGTCTCGCAGTGCCGTCGGATCAAGGCCTCTCGGTGATGCGCGGATCGACGGACCAAGGCATCGAAATCATCATGTCGAAGCAGGCCAGCATCAACAACTACCAGTCTCGCTACCGCGTCGACGCATTCTATGGCGTCTCGGTGACGAACCCGGAAATGGCCGGCATCATCTTGTTCAACCAAACGTAAGCAACGTTTCTCGGGCGCCCTTCGGGGCGCTCCGCTTACCTTTGGGAGATTTCAATGGCCGCTACCAGCGAGGCGCGCGCGCTTCCGTTTTTTACCGATATGGTCGGTCAGCCCCTAGAATCGGGCTCGATCTATATTGGACAGCCAGGGCTTGACCCTGTCGCCTATCCGCAGACGGTTTATTCCGACTCTGCCAGCACTACTGTCCTTGCGCAGCCCATCCGCACCGTTCACGGTCATGCGGTTTCTGCTGGCGCGCAAGTGCATATGTTCACGCAGATTCCTTACTCGATCACCGTTCTTGATGCCGCGGGTCGCATCATCTATGCGTCGCTGAACGAGATCGATCCGACGCTTACGACGCTCAACAAGTCGAGCGTGCAGAGCGTTGGAAGCTATACCGAACTTCGCGCGCGTAGTGGCGCGTCGACCAATCAGGTCTACTTGACCAACGTTGGCATGTTCGTCTACGCAGCATCAGATACGACTTCGCCCGAAGTTCTCCCGTTCGTCGTTGTTGGCACCGATGGATCGCGCTACTACCTCGACACGCAGCGCGGTAATTTCGCGTGGATTCACACGTCGACCCCGTCCGTCAACCCGGCATTCGGCGGCGGTGGCGGCTGGATGAGCTGGAACGATGCGAGCGACGGCACGACGTGGTTCACGAACAATAAGGGCGCCGGGCTCGGCGGCTTTGTTTTCCGAAACATCAATTCAGACAACACGTCCGAGCTCGGGCGCGTGTCCGTTACGCCGGCAGGCGGCTTGACGACGACAAGTTTCATCAACAGCGGCGGGAAGATCACGACGCTGGCTGGCGATATTCAATCGGCCGGCAATGTGATTGCGAACGGCGGGACTTTTTCGGTTACTGCTGACGGTACGCGGAACCTGCATTGGGATCCGATCAATCAGCAATACGTTTTCCCTTCTTCGCCGGTTCTGATCAATAACTCGCTGGCCGTCACGGTCGCGAGCCTTGTCACGATCATGCAGAACCAGCAGGTCGGCGCCCTGATGAACACGGTCGGCGCAGCGCCGGCTTTCCCCGGCACATGGCAGGCACTGGCAACAGGACTCGGCCCGAATGACATCCGCCTATACGTGAGAACTGCTTGATGAAATATACATCCGTAGCTAATCCCGTATGGTTCGACGCGGCGCACAGCATGATCGTCGTCGACGTCGTTTTTCCTGACCTCGGCGAAACGCCGGTCAAGTTCAACGCATCGCCGAGAGACTCGATGGAGCACGGCCGCGCGATCTACGCAGACATCATCGCCGGCAAGTACGGCGCAATCTCGGGCTAGAAATGACAACGATAAATGACCTCTGCGTCACCAATTCTTTCTCGCCGGATGACAAGCTTCCGATGTGGAGCAACGCGAACGGCGTCACGCGCGCGCTTCCGATCTCCGTTCTGACGAGTCAATTTCTCACGCAGGATTCGATCGCCGCTCTTGCGGCAAGTCCTGCCGTCGAGACGTTCACGTCTGGAATCAACTTCACGCCTGGCTTCACCGCCAGTCTGACGCTGGCGAATCAGTACCTTTCAACCGCCAATATCGCAGTGTATTTCGATGCCGCCTATCAGGGCCCGGATCAATACACGCTGGTCGGCACGACGCTCGCTTTCATTTCGCCGATTCCCGTAGGAGTCCAACACGTCTATGTGAAGGGCGGCGCTACCCGCATTACGGGCGCACCTTCAGATGGCACGGTGAACGACGCGAAGATCGCGCCAGGTTCGAAGCTGTTCAACCGAATCAACGACTGGATCGACATTCGGGATTACGGCGCGGTTCCGGGCACGGACTCAACGACCGCGATTGTCGCAGCGGTCAATGCAGCCGCAGCACAGGGCGGCGGCTTCGTCGGCATCCCATGCGGCACGTTCAACATTTCATCGACGATCACGCTCCCCAATGGCGTCAGCCTGGTAGGGCAGAGCGTCGCGCACGCGTTCGGCGAGATCAATTCGCTTGCGGTTTCCGCTCTTGCATGGACAGGCACGGCAGGCGGAACGATGGTTGTCACCGCGGCCAAATGGGCCGGAAAGATCGACGGTATCGTCTTTGAAGGAAACTGGATCGCCGGGATCTGCTTGCAGTTGGTTTCTGCTGGCGGCTCGATGCTCAGTAACCTGACGATCCAGCATTCGACCAGCATTGGCTTGATGATGTCGACCGACGGCGTCCATCCGTCTGGCCTCAACACGATCATCAACGTAATGATCCACGATCACCTTGCGGTGGGCTGCGAGCTGTTCGGCACGACGTCATCGCCGGTTACGCTCAATACGTTCATCGGTTGCCGGTTCGCCGCGATCGGTCAATCGCTGCGCCTGGCTCAGTCGTGCGACACAAACTACTTCTACGGTGGCCGCGTCGAATGCGGGCCGAACTATGGCCTAGTCATCAACGACAGCGACAACATGAGCGATTCGGTCGCGTTCTATGGTGTCACGTTCGACGGCACGCCGGGCCAAGGTATTTCGATGACCGTCATTAAGCCGGCCGTCGACGACATGAACACGGTCGCGCTGTTCCATATGTGCCACTTCACCGGCACGATCCCGTTCAACTCGGCACCTTTCCCGCAGGGCATTGTGAAGGTCGTCGATTGCCCGAACTTCGGCGGCGCCTATTACGGTGTGCCGGGCAACTATGCGCCGACTCAGGCGATCACGCCGACCGGCTCGCCGTACACCTATACGAACTCTGATCCATTCGCTGAGGACGTGATTATCTCGGGCGGCACGGTTAGCCAAATTTCCGTGGTGCGCGCTGGATCGTCGACGCTTACCGGGCTGACATCCGGCAACTTCCATCTTCAGCCGGGCGACGGGTTGACGGTGACGTACTCGGTGGCGCCGGGTTCGTTCTTCAAGATACCGCAATGAGAACGGACGCAGAACAGAGCCGCTGGCTTGATACGACCGTCAACATCCAGACGCTCGTTACAGGGGTCATCGGCGCGGCGATCGCGCTGGTGGCTGTTTATATCGGGCTCATTGGCCGGGTGTCGACTCTTGAGGAACACGACAAGCAACAGGAGTCGCACTTTACCCGGATCGAAGTCGCGATGCAGGAGCAGCGCTCCGACATGCGGGATCAACTTCGAGACATCGGCCAGAGCGTGAAGGACACGAACGCGAAGATCGACGCCTTGAAAGATCAGTTGGTGTCAAACAGCGCCGGCAACCGGCCCGGCATTCGAGGGTGGACGAAATGAAACAACTTCTGATTGAAGATTGGCGCGCGGCATACAAGTTCGCGTCTGTGCGAGTCGCGGCGTTCCTGACGCTGCTTTACTCGCTGATCCCGCTTGCTGCGGATCAATGGCCGAACGTGATGCCTTCGTTTATCTCGTGGTTCCCGAAGAACGGCCAGCAGTACGCACCGATCATCGGAAGCGTGCTTTTCATCCTCGCTCGTGTCGTTCAACGGCCGCCTAAGCAATGACAAACGAAAACCTCGCCAAGCTGATCGCCGAGCTGCGCCGCGATGAAGGCGTGCGCTATTCGGTCTACAAGGATACGAAGGGCATCAACACGGTCGGCGTCGGGCACAACCTGCAAGCGAAGCCGTTGCCGGCCGGCTGGTCGTATCCGCTGAACGATACGCAGGTCAATTCGCTGCTCGACGACGATCTCGAAGATGTGTTCCACGATCTCGGACGCAACCTGCCGTGGTGGACGGATCTGAACGACGTTCGCCAGCGCGTGCTGGCCAACATGGCGTTCAACCTAGGCATCACGAAGCTGCTCGGCTTCAAGAACACGCTCGTCGCCATGCGGCAAGGCAAGTACGCCGCGGCGGCAGACGGGATGCTCAATTCTGCGTGGGCGTCGCAAGTCGGCATCTACGACAAGAACGGTCAGCCGGGCAGGGCGCTTCGGCTCGCAACCATGATGAGGGACGGGAAATGATCGCACTACTCGGAAGCATCTGGCCGTTCCTGCTCGCAGGCGGCGGCGTCCTATTCGGCCTGTTCTCGCATCTGAGCGCGAAGTCGACGGCTGCCTCGGCAAACCAGAAGGTCGCCGAAGCGCAAACGGTCGCGGCGCAGGCGCAGACGCAAGCCGCTCAAGTTCAAGACGCTGCTGCGCAGTCGAATGCGACAGCCGCACAAGCCGGCGCCCAGGCGCTAAAGGAACGTGAAAATGTTGAAACGACTGTCGCTTCTCAGCCTGTCGGCACTGCTTCTCAGCAGTTGCGCGACGGATGGTCCCGCGATTAAGCCCGAGCCCGAAGTTCGGATTGTCACGCAGACGAAGATTGTAGACACCGGCTGCGACTGGACGAAACCGATTTTCGTCAGCAAGAGCGACGTCCTGAGTGATGAGACGTCGCGCTCGATCCTTTCTCACAACCTGGCCGGCGCGAAGAACTGCAACTGGAAACCCAACAAATGAAAAAGCTTCTGTCTCTCTCGCTGCTGCTGCTGTCGTCGCTGACGTTCGGCGCAACGCTCAACCCGATCCAACTGCTCAACCCAGCGGGCTCGACGTCGGGGCAAGTGATTGCCTCGACTGGCCCGGCTACGGCGCCGGCATGGGCAACCGTCACACTATCCGGCCTCACCGGCACGGTGGCTATTGCGAACGGCGGCACAGGTCAGACGACGCAAGCAGCGGCGCTAACTGCGCTCCTTGGTGCGTCCACAGTGCCTCTCGCGAACGGCGGGACGGGCGCAGCTACCGCGGCGAACGCGCGCACGAACCTCGGGCTCGGCACGTCTGCTACAGTCAACACAGGGACGAGCGGGGCGACGATCCCGCTGCTGAATGGCGCGAACACCTGGGCGGCAGCGCAGACTTTCTCCGTTCGCCCTATCTTCAACGGCAACACGCCCTGGGATAACGGCAACCTCGCTGCGCCTGCCGCTACGACCGGCAACCTGTCGCAGTTCGCATCGACGACCAGCGCGCAGCTCGCAACGCTTCTCAGCGACGAAACGGGCTCTGGCTCTGCTGTGTTCTCGCTGACTCCGACGATCACCGCGCCAAACATAGTCGGAACGATCTCTGGCGGCAATGCGGCTGCGGGCAGCGTGGGAGAGTACCTGACTGCAACCACATCAGGAACGTCGCTCACGTCGGCGGCAGCCGCTAACTGCACAAGTGTTTCGCTTACGGCAGGTGATTGGGACGTC